CAGCCAAGTACCCCACAGCCAAATTGCCAGCACCCGATGTGAGCGCCACCAGAGCAGATTTTCCGATAGCGACTGTGCCATTAGCAGTAGCGTTGTTAATCGATGCTGCAGCTGAAGCACCAATGGCTGTTACATCGGTACTATTAAAAGCATTTCCAGCTGATTTTCCAATCATAGTGTTACCAATACCAGAGGTTATATTGATACCGGCATAAGCCCCCATAGCAGTATTATCGCTTCCAGCCAACAAAGCACCTAATGCTGCGTAACCCACTCCAGTATTATTAGCAGTAGCAGCTGTCATTGTTGAATCCGATACCTGATGTCCAAAAAACGTATTATTTGCAGAACTTGCATGAATACTGTTCCCGGCCTGATAACCAAATATCGTATTGCTTGCCGCACCACCATTATTCGACAGCGAGATTCGGGAGTTGTCATCGAGAATCATTCTATGAGTGCCAGCAGTTCCAAGTCGCAAAAACTTGCCACTTTCTTGATTGTTTATTATAGCTCCTTCATCAGCTTCAAGACCTATCTTCAAACCTCTTGCATCCGCAACAGTTGTGGATGAATTAGAAATGTAAATCAATGAAGTCCCCGAAGTTGATTCGTGAACTTGTAATTTTGCTACACTTCCTGGTGTTCCTCCAATTCCGACATTTTGATTTGCATCATCAATAACCATCGCCAGAGTATTATTAGTTCTAATTATTAGTTTATCATCGGTGTCTGTAAAAATTCCATTATAAGATGAAGCTCCAGCTGCACTTCCCATCCAAAACGCTTTATTATTTTCAAGATATAAATTATCACTACCGCTTATAGCACCTGCTACAGTTAAGGTTGCGCCAGGAGTCGCTGTCCCGATGCCGACTTTGCCTGTCCCTTCTGCTTCAACAAAGAAAGCGTGATCGATACTATTTGCTTCTACTCTAAAATCAACATCACCACTACCTTCATTTATTACAACTTCACTTTGTGTCCCGTTTTGTTTCATTGAAACTAGAGCAACACCATCTCCAATGAAATCTATAACCCCATCAGAACTTTCATAAATATATGTACTAGAATTCCCATCAAGCATTAAAGCCTTACCTGCAGGTATTACTACATCTGAATAAAATGTGGTTAAACCATCATGGCCAATAGTCATTCGTAAATCGTTAGTAGCAGTAGTATTATCTGTAGTGTAAAAATTTAAACTTGTTCCTTCAGCAGTTGCTTCATTCCACGTTTCTGTTGCTAAAGCTGTTATTTTAGCACCAATACCATAAACTCCACTACCACCATCGTCCTTACCTTTAAACAGAAAAGAGCCTAATGATTCTCCACTGGTAATACCAGTGTCTGTTCTTGCCACTGCAATGTCTCCGCCTACAGAGCCACCCACCATAAGATGATTATTCGGGTCAGTTATTCCAATTCCCACGAAGCCTGTGGCCCCACTAATAAGCATTTTAGTATCTGACCCTATAGTATAGGCATTAGAATCATCTACTATATCCGCTATAAAATGTAAATCTGCCTTACCGTACCCGCCCAATGCTTTGCTTATTATTGCAGTTTTTGTAAGTGCGTCAGAATCACGATGAGCAAAATCAATTCCCATAGAACCCGAGTCATTTGTTCCGTGCCTCAATCTTATTACGGCATCTGCTTTTTCGAGTTCTAAAATAGTGGCGGGAGCCAAATTTCCAATTCCAATATTTCCCGCTGATGTGATACGCATACGTTCTGCTAATGCACCGCTTGTGACTTCAGTCTTAAATATCAAGGCGGCAGAGTCATTAGCTCCGTCATTTATTGCTTCAATAACCGCAAGCTGACCATCTATAGCTCTGTTGCCGAAATTAATCTGCCCAAGAGTACCGCTTGTTGATGATGCGTATTGCTCAAAGTACATTGCTGGGTCAGAGCCAGACGGTGATTTAACATATAGTCTTGAGTTCGTAGTATCAACTACAAATACATCCCCACCATCTGCGTTCTTGCGGACAAGTAATGCTTCGGTAGAAGTAACGTCAATTACTTGCGTTCCTTCTAAGATTTCATCAAATGATAAACTACCACCGCCAGATACGGTTAAGTCACCAGATACTACTAAATCACCATCAATCGTTCCGCCATTACCGAAGTCTTCCGGGTTGGTTTGACCCATAGGACTAAACATCTAGATCTCCACCGTTTTCACCGCGCCAGTAGTTGTACTGGTTGAGTTATAGTTAAAATAAACTGTATTGCCAAGGCCACGAGGTACTGTGAGAAAAATCATTGTATTCTTGGGAATCACCATATCGTTGGCAGCGGTTACATCGGTTGCAGTGGCAGCGAAGTTAAAATAAATTTCTACTGCTGAATAGACTCCTAAAGTAGAAGTCATAGTTGCTAACGCTAAGTGGATTGAATTTGTTACCGCTGAACTTGATCCCGCAGTGCCTGGGGAATTGGCTGTCCAATTTCCACCTACGGTGACATTGAGTGCTTCTTGTACGCTTCTTTTATGTAGATTTGCCATAATTAACTCGATTTCCTATAGACCATTGCGAAATCACCACTTGCTATCTGAACAGATGACCATTCGCCATAGATTGTTTGACCAGCTAATAGTGTGACTGATGAAAGTGTGTCCCATATATCGGTATCAGTAGATGTGGCTGCTGTTATAACGCAGTCAACTGATAATGCTTGAATAGCTACATAGGTGTGGGAATTGATGGTGGCGTTGGTGACATAATCATAACCGCCTCCACCCAAACGGTTATTTGCTTCCTGAGAAGTATATCTGTGTAAATTTGATGTTGCCATTTGTTCTCCTAATCTCTAAGGTTGTGGCGAACCGTGAACGAGCCTGAATAAAAAGCTATTTCTTTTTAGTAGCCTTTTTTGCTGTTTTTGGTTGCTTTTTTACTTTGGTTAATAGACTACTACCCTTAACTACTTCATAGCCATCTTGCACCATTTTAGAAGCATCTGCGGGTATTTCTGTATGTCTGTAATGATTACCTTTCTTTAAAACTATCATAATTCTTTCCTTTCAATAAGGGCGGCAGAATTAACCACCGCCCAATATTAGTGTTGTCAGGATTTACGGATTCAAAAACTCGATGCCTTTAACATGGCTCGCAGTTGTGATAACAGCTCCATAAATAATGTCGGCAACCACTTTGGTTCCAAGATAATCCACAGAATATTCACTTTGAACTCGAATATCTTTTTGAACTGCCACGGCAATCGCAGACTTGTGTACCAGGTAAGCACTTTCAATTCCAGTGCTTGCTGTAGTAGGAATCAATGAAGATGTCATGACAGGGATGCCGAATAAATTTCCGACTTGACCTGTATTCATCACTGCATTGTCATTGCCAAAACCAACACCAGCACCTGAGTTGTTAGTAACAAATGCCTTAGAGTTCAATAGATCAGCATAGATTAATGGGTTCACAAAGAACGCACATTCGTCTGCTGGAATATCGTTTGACATTAAAGTACCAAGCGCAGTCTCAACATCAGCGTTAGACATAGAGTTATCAGCAGCAAGTGTTTGAGTAGTCCCGATAGTCTGAAGAAGTGCCTCTATTGAGGTGTCCACAGCCTTTGCAAGACCATAAGCCATTGACTGGGCATACTTATCAAACAACTGTTCGTTAGATTGGATCATTGCCAAATCTTCAAACAGTTTTGCGGCATATTTGTGTGTTGTGATAGAAAGATCAATGTCGGTTTCAGTTGCTACAGTATAAGCTACACCAGTGTTTGCTGTTTTATCTGCAACTGCAACTTCTTGAACTGTGGGAATATGTAATACATCCCCAGCACCTTGAACCAAACTCGAATAATCATCAAAGAAAGGTTTAAGCACTAATTGTTTTTCAAAATAACGTAGGATACCATCAGCCCATAACTCTGGAATGAACACATCCAGTTGTGTACCATGGGTGGCATCTCCACTGAAAACTGTATAAGCCATTTAAGACTCCTTATTTTCTAACCGAATAACCACTAATAATACTCCCCCAGTTTTCCTGTCTTTCCTTCTTTCCCATATCCGTCCAATGCTTATTGTCAGGATTTAAAGACCTTGCGGGAGCACCACTTGTAGGTATTACAGTATTATTATTAATTAATTTAGTATGCAGGCTCCTAAGTTGGGGTAATGATAACCCCCCAAATTCTTCACGGTCTGCATCTGTAAAATCAGAAAGAATCTGTTCACGTTGATCCGCCTCGTCTTTCCTAAAAGATTCAACAATAGGTTCCATTTCAGCAAGTTTCACAGCACGTTCTTCGGCAAGTTGTTGCCATTGATTCTGCTC